AGCTCCACCACGAAACTTAGTTCTATTCCAATGCTCCATATCATTACCCGCATTGAATCCGTAAGACCCAGAGATATCATTAGCATTAATATAATTAATTACTTGCGAATTAGAGTAAATACTATTACTTCCCATAACATCGCCTTTGTCAGTTCTACCAATACAAACAATATCTACAGCCTCCCCTCCACCTTCCCTAACATCAGCGTCTGGCTTATCTACACATACTATAGAGCTATCCTCTACATACATGTTATATATTCCGTGAATTGGACCTTCACATAAGGCTTCCCCTATAAAGACTTGGCCCGCATCAGTAGCTGCAGTATCTGCAAAAATTAAATTCCCATTCATTCTTTGAATACCATAAACTACTGGAAGATATTTAGCTTGTAAATCGAATCTAAGGTCGGTTTCTCTTTCTACATCCACTTCGTACTCTTTCATCTTTTTACCACCAAAAAGACCTGCGAGCCCGCCTCTTTTTACCATCTTGAAGCGAGTTTCTTTAGTCATATAAGTGCCAATGACATTTACAGCTTGCTCAGCGTGAGCAAATCCTTTGTCATCTGCATATTCAGGTCTAATAGTAGCTTGTGGATTCCCTACTAGTTGTCCCTTAGAATTAGGTTTTAAAGCTCTATGAAAGTCATCTGAAGTTAGACGACCACGAACTTGTTGAAAGTCTCCCCAATGGCTTTTAACTCCCCAAGATGCAACAGCTCTATTTTCGTCTTCTTTATAGCTGGCAGTAGTTATAATGCCTTTAAATAATAATACAGGATCTCCTATAAAAGTATCAGGACTTTCAGCATCTAAAAATCCTTTATATATAAATACCTTTCGATTTACAAAATTTGTTGGGATAGTTTCTCTAAGTAATGTAACTATTTCGTCGCTTTCAAGAGATAAAGTTGCAGAAAATCCTGAAAGATCAGGGGTTATAGACAAGTCATTACCGTCAGCATCTTTTAAAGTAAGTAAAGTTACCTGTACTGTGGAGTTACTTTCAATACGAGTAATTCTAAGATATTTTGTAGAATTACTACCTGAAGAGAATTTAATTCTATCCCCTTCTTGAAACCCTGCGGATACAAACCCTAAACCACTTGAAAATATACGAGAAATTCCACTTACGGTTGAAACAGTAAAAGTAGCTGTTATAGAAGCATCAACTGCGGCAGCATTTAACTGTAAGTTCATATTAGCTATTTTAATAGCAGAAGATTCACTAACGGATCCAACTTTAAGTAGTTTATTAGCTCTATACGTTTGTGTGCCGTTAGCTGTACCAGCTAAATTAGTTGAACCATCATTAAAACCTATATCATAAGCAGCATCAGTAATGTACGCATATCTAGTGGCGTCGGTCTCATAACGTATTTCACCATTTGGAAGTTCTTTTATTTGGGCGAGCGGACGCTCAAACTTTACAAGATGAGCGTAAAGAAAGGGGTCGTTATTATTTAACGCAGTTGCTAAAGCGGCATTATTATCAAGTCTTCCCATTACGGCAAAGCCTCCTCTAATTGTAAGTCAAATTTGTACAAATTATTAGTGCCTAAACTGTATTCTTGTACATCATCTGCTAGTCTAACTCTAACTTTAGGATTAATAAAATTTAATGTAGCATTGTCAAGGATTGAGTACGTCAAAGGGGGAGTAAAATGAATTCGTCTTTCCGTATCATTAGCTAAAGGATAGTTAGTATTGCCATCTGGTAGTAAAGCATCATAATTATCAGCAGTTTCAATTCTTGTAGTTCTATATGCTTTTACATGATTACCATTATCTGGATCAGTGACATTAAACATGTCTCCAGGCTTAGGTTCGTTTGAGCTAGCTGAAAATCCATCTATTATCATATATGTTCTTCCTGCTGGAATTCTCGTATCTGTTTCGCTAGCTGCTTCAACACTTATAGTATTACTAGCCGCATAAGTAGCAAACGTACTATTCCTAGAAGTGGATTGATTAGGTAATATTACATAAAAAGGATTCAATCTTCCCAGTCTAGAAAGTAGAAAACTATATACAGGTTCAAATTGATCTCTAGTTAAAGGGTTGTACGTTATACCTACTTTCCAAGTGTGCCCTGCAATAGCCCTAGCTACTGATCTGCCGCTATTGGTCTTATCTACTATGGTTTTTCTATTTGAACTTAATTTTACACTTGCAAAACCAGGTCCCGCAGTTCCACCACTATTAGTAGCTAAAGCTTGCCCAGCCTCTCCTATAGGATTATTAGGATCTGGTAATATATCTAAAAATGTTGCAAAAGTAGCCATTTATCTTGTCTCCAACTGCATCTGTTCTTGATAAGTTGAAACATCAACATTTTCTAAGAATCCTGTACCATGACTATTCGCAGCCTCTCTTATCATGGATATTATATTTCCTCTTTGAGTAGTAAGCATATCTTGCATATTGGTAGAGTCAATTGCAGAAACTTGGAAACTAACATTCATAGGTGCCCCCATAGACGCTGCATTATCGTTAGAAACTACTTGACCTGGAACTTCTGGCAAGAATAATTCTGGCCCTTGCTCGCCTACAACATAAGCTGTTCCACCCGCAGCGCGGTATCTCTTACCTGCGAAAGCCCCTGGCCTAAAGTCTGAAGCACTTGTTCCTATTCCTTTCTCGCCTCGTAAATAGGCTAGTTCACCACTAGTATTCCCACTTTTTGATACATCCACTTTGTTGCTTTTTTCTCCTGCGTTTACTGCTTTAGGCATACTTGACCCACCCGCCGAACCTCCGCCTGAGTATGAAGTACCTGCAATAACAGCTATTTGAGCCAATCCCATCGCTCCAATAATAGCAGCAGAAGCAATTGCAAGAGGCATTGAAAAGAGAGGATCACGAACTCCGGCAAACACACCTATCATACCGGCTGCGGTGGAAGCAATTGCAGAAGCTATCATCATTTTCTTATTAGACTCAAAAGCCTTTCTTTTCATTTGGTCTTTTTTCTTTTCTAAACCTTTAATTTTAGCTAGACTTTGATCTGATTTTCCATCTCGTTTCTTTTCTGCCGCAATTTCGTCATCTATTGCAGCAACTTTAGCATTAGAAGCAGCACGAGAAATTGCTGCAGCTGAAGCTATTGTTGCAGATACGGCGTCCGCGACCGCAGCAAATTTTTCCATCGTACTACCACCTTTATCTGCTGCTAATTTAAAAGTTTCTCCAACGCCGGCCCATGCATCTGCTACTATAAAAGCTCCTTGAGCTACTTGAGCTACTAACTCTCCTTCTGGACCTAATGCTTTTAATTGATTTATAAGTGGCGATGCCATATTTTGCATCATAGCAATTTTATCTTTTAAAGCCGTCTGTCCCGCTGCTTTCTGCACTTCTTCATCAGTTGCACTAGTCGCGGCATCAGCGGCTATTTTATCTAATTCGGATTTTGTTAATGCTGGCTTACCCTTATTGGCTTCAATAGCAGCAGCAACATGATCTCTACCAATTTTTGCTCTTGCTGACTCTTCTCTTTCCTTCCAATACTCTCTCATTCTTTGTATATTTTGAGTAATATTATCAGAACCTGCTCCAGCTACCAGCTCTTTACGGGCACCAATTTGTAACTTTGCTCTTTCAACATCTAAACCATATAAGGCAGCATCTCTGGTGCTTTTTGCTGCGTCATAAGCATATACTCTTGCTTTCCTCATAGCTTCTGGAGCTGCATCTAAACCCTTTAGAAGAGCATTCTGATCATCTTCACTCATATCCTGAAATGTTTTTGAACTTTTTAATTCAGCTTTTAAAACAATTAATTTTGCACTTAATAAAGCATGCTCCATAGCAATCATAGCAATTTTTAAATTATATTCGTTATTAATCATATCTCGTTTATGGGCTTCAAACTCATAAAATCTTGTTAAGTCTTCACCTTTTGAAGTTGTAATACCACGACCCCTTACTCTAGCAGGATCTTCTAAAATGGCTAATTGTTGCTTGCTTTTATATATTTTTTCTTGATTTGATAGATCAGCTTTCTGATCAGCTAATCCCTTCTTTCGGATACTTATTAACTCTTTTGCTTGTTCTATTGCTTGCACATTTAAATACAGTTGTTGGTTGAGATGTTTTCCTTCGTCAGCAGCTAACCCCTTTCTTGTTACTTCAATATCTGCTATATCGGCCATGACATCTTTCTTTTCTAATAGCAGGGCTTTTATTGCTTCTTCGTTCTTTTTTGGATCTTTTTGCAATTCTTTAAGACGTTCCGCTATATTACCTCGCAGCGCAAGTTGCTGGGCTATTGTAGTCTCCGCTGCCTTCAATTTTACTTTTCTAATTTTTTCTTCTAAATCTAATTGAACTTTTAAAGCCCCAACAGTACCCGCTTTTTTAGCAATATCTTTACTTTTACTATGTTCTTTATTTAATTCTTTTACTCTTGCTTTAGATTCTATTAAAGTTTGTCTAGCTGTTTTAAGCTGTTTTACATAGTTTGTAACTGCAGCACCATCTTTGCCGCCAACCGTAACATCTGTCCCCATCATCTTACTTAAAGCAGTTTCCATAGCCTTTTTTTCTTCTAATGTTTTTTGTGTATGAGCCATCCCAAAAGGAGTTTCTACTTTCATACCCTCAAGACCTTTATCCAAATCGAGAAATTGCTGCTCAAGTACCTCCGCAGCCCTAATAGCCCCATCAAACGGAGTTACTTGCTTTTGCTGTAACTTATTTATTTCTTTTGAAAAATTAGCTGCAGCATCTTGAGCTCCTTCAAAAGCAGATGTTATTGATCCTATAGGAGCTATAATTGCATCAAGTCTTTTCTGTACTTCCTCCGCTCCCAATGCTGGATTGTTTTTAACATATTCCTTTAATTTTGCTAATTGTTCTAACTGTGCTTTTGAAAAATCTTTAAATCCTGGTTGAGATGCTATATTCGCTGTAGTTTTATCTATAAAACTTATCAAATTATCAGTATCTCTTAAAACTGCCGCTGTTTGGGCTTCTCTTGCTTTTTTCTGAATAGATGCTTTTCTTCTTTCAGCATGTGACACCGCTTCAATTGCTTTACGGTGAGCCATTATCTCTGCACTGGTGAATCCTGTTGTATTTTGTAATTTAGCAGCGTTTCCCTCATCTATAATTTTCTGTTCAGCCGCTACTCTCTTTTCAGTTTCCAAATTGAGTAATATATTCGTTGCTTTAGAATCTCGTATATGCTGTAGCATATGTCCTTTTAATTCAGTAAGAACTCCTTGTAGTGCTTTATAGCCCGCTACCGCTACATGAGCAGGATCATCTATTTCCTCCATAGTTTTCTGAAAAGATTTAGCAGTTTCTTTAACTGAATCTAAAGCCTCTATTATTTCATCCGCGCTTTCTTGCATTTGATCGGTAGGAAACAAGTCTTCTTTAAATATTTCATATAACATAAATGCCATAGAAGCTACCATACTAACCCATCCTAAAGAAGACATGATTGCTGCACCAGCTGTTTTTGCTGCCGTAGCTAATCCAAAGAATCCTACTTTAGCTATTGATTGGGCCCTAGCAAGAGCGCCCATACCTGCAGTTGCAGCCATAGTAACCGCAGAATATTCTTGCATAGCTTTTATGGCTAATTTTGTGCCTAATATAAATTGACCATTTTGCGCTGCTTCTACTGCATTTGCCGCAGTAGATTTTGCTTGAGCAACCTGGTGTAATCGATAAGCATTAGTCAACATATCCATTGCTTTTTTATTTTCTCTTATAGCAAGAGTTTTTCTCTTATGTTCAGCATTTCCTTTCTTATATTTAACTGTATCAGCATCTAGATTAACTTGATGCATCTTACTAGATTTAATTAAGCTATTCATACCTTTATTATAATCTTTCTGTGTTATGTTTCCTTTTTGCATAGCCTTAGTTGCTGCTGTATAAGCATCTGGCATTTTCTCTGTAGTTTTTAATTGCTTTAATTGTGCCTTAGCTGTATTAGCAGTAGAGGTGGCAGCGTCTGCAGCGCCTTTAGCCATATTACTTAAACCAGGCATTAGCTGTCTAGTAATAGTTGAAGCGAATAGTACTAAAACTGCTGTTAAAGCACCCATATTATTAGATAGTATCTCCACTACTGGGCCTAATGCTTTATTAACTAAATTTGACAATTCTTTAACTAAGTCACTTAAAGAAGCAGATAGTTTATCATAAGAATTAGGATCAATAGATTTAGAAAGAGTACCAAATTTCTTGTCTCCTTGTTCAAGAATTGCGTTTAAAAAAGCTTGACGTCGTTCAAATTGAGATAACGAAGTAACAGCTTTATTCATAGTATCCGCATATTTTTGAGTCGCTTGATCCAAACGAACCATAATACCTAATTCGTCAAGAATTTCAGGTTCTAACTTAGCGGCACCACGAGTAAGACGATCCATTGCATCGCCCATGTCTCTACCCAAAGCTATAGAGGCTCCGCGAGCTACTTCTGTTAATCCAGTCATTTGTTCTGTACTAAAACCAGCTGAAATACCTAGTGCCATATTTCTCATAGCCTGGTCAGTAGAAAGAGCATAGCCTGAAACTTCTCTTAATTTATCTGCTGCAAAAGTTAAATTTCGTCCAGCAGCTGCTCCTACTAATTCTAAACCTTCAATTAGTTGCTGCAACTGTGCGGCTTTTCTTAAAGCGTTAAAAGCTGCAGTCGCAGCAAATACGTTAGCTGCAAGCGTAGCGTATGCACCAACAAGTCCGGAGGAACCTCCCATTGTTTGGTTCATTTTTGAAAAACCTTTGGCAGAAGAAAGGTTACTTTGAGCGATACCTTTTTCTCTTTTATTATAGCTGTCTTGACTCTTGCCTGCTTTATCACGGGCAGTGTTAGTTCTCTCAACCTGATCGGCAAGTTCTTTAGTATCCTTTTGAACTACTTTAAGCCCTTTAGATGTTGCTTGGACTTCAAAAATTAATGTATCAGCCATGTTTTCGTTTTGCCTTATCCATCTCTGCCTTTAATCGCTTATGTGACATACCGATGGCTTCTGCATCTAATCGTAGTAGAATGCTTAAAAATAACTCTTCATCTTCAACTTTAAAAATCTTCATATAATAAGGAAGATTTGTATAATCTTTTCCAATATATCCAATATCAGGATATATTCTATCCCCTAAACCGTTAAATGTTTCTAGTGCATCTAAGACTACATAAGGAAAATCTCCCGTATCGGGAGGAATCTCACTTTCTATAGGATCATTCCCTAGTTGCTCCATCATTTCCAGATAACGTTCCTTCGTCATCTTAGCGTCGGAATTATGTTGCCACGTCTCCAGTCTTTTCCACAGTTTTTCTTTTTGCTCTTCCACGAAAATTGGCAAGGTCAAAGACTACCTCGTTCACCCAATTATCGAATTCTGAAGAGTTTTGAACTAGCATTTCTGCATTTTCTAAAGTAAACTCTAAGAGGCTTTCTGGGTCATTGTCCCCTAATTCGACTAGAATTAAATCTTCTAAATATTTAAGTTTTAATTCTTTCCAATCCTTAACAGTAGCTTTTGTAAATTCATGTACGAATTTGTCTTCATCAAGCTCTTCTTCCGCCTGATGGTCACGTCGATTATATTTAGTTTTGATACAACGTTTTCTTAAAGCTACTAACTCTTTTCTTGAAAGATTTGCTACTTCTACTTCAAATCCATCGCACCCGGGGAACTCAATCCATGCAGATTTTGTGTCCACCATTAGTTCTTCTAATTTCATTTTAACTCCTAAGTTATATATTATAATGTGAGATAAGAGAGGTTAAAGAGCCTGCTCCCGATAACAGCCTAAAATCATAGGCTTGGGAAAAGACCCCACCCGCACTTACTCGGTTTGTAAAAGAACAAGGATTAAGCTCAGCTTTTAATTGATAATTACTTGAACTTAATCCTGCTTTTATATGTACTGGAACATTTTCTTTCCAGGTTTGTAAATTAATATTTGATTGTGTTCCACTAGAAACATATTGATTTATGTTTCCGGAAACTACTCTATCCTTCAAAATAAAAGTTGAAGGAAACATACTATCGGAAGCATCAGTAACCGAAAGGCTACTTTGAAGAGTATTATTTTTTGTCCACTCTATATTATTTTGTACTTCCATATTAATACCAGTTACATTGTCTAATGTATTGGAATTTATTGTTACGTCTACTGTTTTAGCTACCCCAAAAGTAGTAGAACTAGTATTAGTATAGCTATTATCCGCAAGAGTTACTTCGCTTGTAGCAATTCTACTAAGTTTGGAGCCTTGTCCATTTATAGATACGGTCATTAATCCAATTCGAGGAATTGAAAAAGTACCCGACAATATAGCACAGTCTTCTATCTTGTACAAATAATCAAGGGAAGAATTTGGATCTATGTATAAAGTAAAGGTCTTGATTCCGACATCTGAACCGTCATGGTCTAACAGTAACTCAATAGGTTTATGTTGATGAGCTGAATTTTCATCTACCATAGGAATGGTAAAATCAAAATTAGCTGGATTTGCGGTAGTTATAGAAGATCCTTCAAATAAGGTACTAGTATCATAAGTACCAAAAGAATCGTGCAGGGTTTTAGTCCTGTAACTATCTTGCTTAAAAGCTTGATTGAAAGAGATAGAAGTAACGTGCAGCCTATAAGTTGTACCTGAATAGACTATCCATACTTTACTATCTTTTAAGAACTCAAAGTTCATTAAACTCTCCGCGTATAAAACCTTCCTACTGCTAACTCTCGAGCTATTTCCCGAATAGAGGCATTTATCATTTTTCTAGGATCTCTCGCTGGGGTTGCCCACGGCGGTGTTCCTGCTCCCATCTCAAATACTTGATAGGGGCTTTTTTGATAGGTATAACCAATACTAGGGTATCCTTGAGCAGTTGGGATAACATCTGTTACTCTCACACTGTTCGCAAATCTTCCAGATCGGTATACTAAGCCGGGTTCGCCCATGTTTTCTGATACAGTTTGGGGCAATTTCGCGTTTAATAATTGTACTAATGAAGCTAATTGTTTATGTGACCCAGCACCACCGGAGCTAGGTTTTTCTTGAGGTAAAGGTAAAGCACTAAAAGCTTTCATTTCTGCTTTAATTTTCTTTTGTAAATTTTGTAGCTTTGTACGATGTTTTGCTACATCTTTAATATCCTTACCTACTTTTGTCTTTCCAACCTTTTTCGTATACTTAACTTTTGGAGCTTTACCTTTTACAGCTTGATCGATAAAGCCATCTTTAATATTACGCATAAGACTCTTAGATCCTATGAAATGTGGAATTTGTGCTCCTTTTAATTTTTTCTTAATTCCAATTGCAACCTGTGTAGTCCATAGTTCTTTAGTTAATTTAGTAAATGGGTCACCTACTTTACTTTTCCAATTATTATAAGCCTCTAATTCCATTGCAAGTTCAGTAGTAGATCCCGCCTTTCCCTTAGCAATATCTACATCCATTTTCAGAAGGGTAGTTATGTCAAAACCATGTTTAAGTTTAGACAATTGATTAAGCACCAGCATAACACCTTGCTCAATACCCGTCCCACCACCAGCTTTTGCATTTTCCCAATCTTTTACTGTTAAAGCATCTACTTTCTTTTGCGCCATATATAAAGCTTTTAATTCTTGTCTAAATTCTTTATTTCCTTGAGAGTTAATATTTCCACCTAAAGGCTCTCTTAAATTAGCAGATAAATAAGCAGCGGTCATAAGGGTAGATACAGATAAAGTTGCATGACCCATCTGCCAGCCCTCTGTCTTCAGTATTTTTCTTTTAAAATCCGCTAAGTTAGTAAAAGAACCAACAGTACTTGGATCGTCTACCGCATCCGCGGCATCTAAAGCCTTTTGAGCAGACATAGGCTGATATTTACTTGTTTCTCCTTGAAATCCTTTCTTAATCCCTTCAGAATTTTCCACTAATAAAGCTGCTTGAGCTTTCTGTCTCACTTTTGTAATTTGTCCAAGAATTTGCCCACCCCAATGCATTATAGCTTGCATCTTTGAATTTAAATAACCACGCATTTCTGCATCGTTTAATTGGTTACCCCCAATAGCTTTCTTAACAAGATCCTGCCATTTCATCTGAGAAGGAGTTGGTCCGCCTGTCTTCTTAACTGTAACTTTTGTACGTTTAGCCATTATATCTCCAAGAAATCAGCGGGCCCGTTAAGACCCGCTTATTCTATTAAGCTAGTGCAACACCGTATGATTCAATATTTAAATCATCGGGCGTATTGCTTTCCAAGTCGCTCTGAATTGATGTAAACGTTGATTCCAATGAAATCACGTCCTCAATTGAGTGCGTCGGAACCTCAACGTGAGATTGAGGCATTCGGAATTCCACACGAGGAGTTCCTGAGCTTCCACCCACTTTAAAGGTCATATCAAAATCATGAGTAATAACATCGAGAGCTGCTGCTGATGTTAAATCCTCATAAAAGTCTTTACTACCTGTATCACTCGCATTAGATGCCAAATAACAAGTGAAGCTACCACCAATATTACGAACACCTGTTACGTGCTCAATTGGTTTGTTAACAACACCTAATTCTTCTGGGGTTAAGTATGCAAGATTATTCTCAATACTGAAACTTCCCCCTGTTAGTGTAACATCATAGCTGGATTTCATTCCTGATACACCTGCTGATGTACCTGAAGTCTTCGGTGCTACTGCCATTGCAGTCAGTCGATTACGAATGAAGTTCTCGGTATCAGCCGAAGTACCCCCCTCATTAATCGCTCTAGCCACATTAGTAGTTGTAAATGCTGCTTCTTGAGTAATTGTAGCTGCCATACCACTCCATTCCACAGTAGCAATACCCTCTACATCGAAATTAACCGTTGCAGAGTTAACTACTGCTTTATTTAGTAGATAAACAGTAGAACTTCCTACATTAAATTCCAGAGTCATAGTATTCAAAGCTGATACGTTTGACTGTGAAGAATCCATTGCTAGAACTAAAGCAGTTCTTTCCAAAACTGCGTCTTCTGATTCACCAAGAGTTGCTGAAGTAAGCGTTAGACCTGAGCCTGCGCCCACATCAGTTACACCAGTAGGTGCTACGGTATAATTACCCCCAGTAACCATCTCAATAGTAGCTACTGCACTACCACTAAGTGTTAGTACCTTAGCTGTGGCATGTGAGCCACCAGAAGCTAATGTGCCTCCTGTAAAGGTTAGAACATCACCAACTGAATATCCGGTACCTGCAGCATTAATTACTACAGAAACAACGGCTTGAGAACTAGTTGCTTCATCAATTCTTGATTTGGCCAAAAGAGCGTTCCAGAGACACTCATCCACGAGATGCTGTTTAGCGTCTCCCCAAGAGTAAGTACTACCACTACCTGGGTTAACACTGTTAGATGCAATATACGGACGTAGGTAAGTAGAAAAGCTCCACTCAACCGGGGCCAAGGAGTCGTTAAACGCCTTACGACCACGACGAGAAGAACCTGCCGTACTTTCCATTTCCGATAGTGTTATCTCACTAGCGTTTGTCGACTGACTGAAACTAAAGCCTTCCAATAAGGGTATATCGAATGCTAAACTTCCCGAAGGAAATGTACCATCCGCCCTGTTCGGAAACACTCTTAGTGTCGCGTCGCGTTGAAAAAATAGAGCCATAATTGGTCTCCTATAAACTTGAGTTGTGCTCGACTATGCGTTTGCTGAAGTGAGCAGTAACTCTAATATCGCACTTCTGCGATCATTTCTCCGACCCCGAGAGGCTGTAAAACACCCTCATCGGTACTAATACTAACTATGCTTACTTGAGCGACATTTTGTGTCCCTTCAGTATGCGAGTAGTTGAATTGGCCGGCATCATCAATAACTGTTTCAATATCCTCTAGTAATTCCTCTAGTTCCTGAATAGGTTCTTCAGAATTAACATAGATTCTAAATGTAACAGTTAAAAATCTCCATTTTTGTCCTCCGCCATAATACTCACGAGTTTCTGACCCGGCGGACATGTGTAAAGCAGGAAAGCTTTCTACTTCATCCCAAAATTTCATGCGAGTAGAAATAGCGCCGCTTAAATCGGATTTATAGCCATCGCCGCCGTCGATTTTCTCGAACGCTTCAGCGAAGGCTTCCAATATAGCAGAGCGCCTAGTAGTATTTGAACGAGCCATTAGATTACATCCACTATTCTGTACATATCTAAAATCCTTTTAATGTGGTCAGGAAATCCGATATCAGCAGATATACTAGTTGAGGTCTCATTTTGGATAGATGCTCCTGCTAAAGACTTTCTTCCTTTGTACTCTTCTTTAAGGTAATAAGTAATTAAGTCGTATATAGCTAGTCGCAAATCTTGAGGAGTTGTAGAGTATCCTGCGGTGTAAACAACTTCAACAGAAGAAAACCCTGTTGACCATGATTTTACAGACTTATCCCCATCTATTCTATAAATACGATCATGTTCTGCATCTATGTAATAATCTGTATTATTAACTAGAGTAGTATAAGAGGCAGTAATACCGTCTCTTTCTTTAACAGAAGTTACCCCTACTAAGGGTGATTCTGTTAGGAATAATTCCTGTGTACTAGCATCCATTATGTCGAACTTTTCAGTATATGCACTACTGTAATAGTCGACAAAACTAGTACCACAATAGGTTTTTACCAATTGACTTATAGGGGAAATTAAGGCGTCAATTCTGACGTCATCTTTAAAATGATCTATTCCTTTATACCCTTTATAATCTGCCTTTGTAACTAAATCGGCCATAAGTCCCCTCGTAAAAACCTAGGGGATTGGAACACCAACCCCCAAAGGTTACCCAGCATTATTAAGAAGCTTTGTATTGTAAAGCCCACTTGTTAGTGGCGCCATCAATAATATCAGTAAAGCCGATACGTTGACTAGCAACGAGTACTCGGCGTTGATTAGCAACTTCATAGTCACTCTCAACTGTAATACCACGTAAACGCGGAATTACGAAGTTACGAGCATTTAAAGCCACGGCGTAGTACTTAGCTACAGCCGGAGTAGCAAATTCGTCAGATACGATTACAGGTGAACCATATACTTGACCAACTTGACCAGTCAGCTTGGTAGCAAGTCCTTCGACTTGACTTGAATCTGCGTAAGCAGAATCTGCGATTAAGTTATGATATTCCGTCAGGTTAACGATATATACCACATCCGAAGGCCTAAGGCCATATTTGCCCATATTCTTACGAGCTGCTAACAAATGAGCAGCCGTCAGAGATTCTGAGGCAAATGCCGTTGTAGATTGTGTTTTATCACTATCTGCAGCAGCCAGCGTGATGATACCGCTAGGAGAAGCACCGCCGGTACCGAAAGCACCGTCAGCACTGTTACCAACGAGAATCATATTCTCTACAGCGCGAGCATGCGAGCGAATTACCGCTTCACGAATCAAAGGAAGTACAGGAATTATTGCATCCTCTTCCGTTTCATTTCCCAGGTAGGACTGTGAAATGAGTTTTTTCGTGGAGAGCGTTCGTTCTGCTAGATCTACACCACCCCAAGGCGTGCCATAGGCGTCACCTCGTTGTGCCAAGTTACCATGCGGGCTTGAACCCGAGGCAGTCTGGGCCGAAGCAAATTCGGCATAACCAGCGTCTGGCATGATGGGAAGGATCTGAGTCGCAGATCGCATTTGGATTTCACGGAAAAGAGGCGCGAGAACGAGTTCAAGTTGGATATCTCTTTCAATATTAGAAGATACTTCCTGCTCAAAATCGGCTGAAGATACCTGAACACCTGAGTGCTCATTAACCTTTTGCATAACGTTCTTACCGAAATCGGTATCATATCCTTTACCCGTTGTGCGGGCTAAGATATAAGCGTCAGCTATATCATTTTTAAACGCGTCTTTCCAATCAGAGTTGTTGGCACGGTCAGCAAAAA